ACGCCGCTCCCGTCCGGGCTCGTCCCGTCGTCTCGTGCGGGTCGGACGGACCTTGTCCGTTGCGCGTCGTGGTGCGTGGCGTCGGCATCTCGCGCGGCGGACCCCGCGCCTCTTGAGTTTTTCGTCTACTGACCGGGAGGTCTCATGGCTACGCGGAGAGACGTTGCGCGTCGTCTTGCAGGATCACGCGCGCCGTCGCCGCGGGTTGGCCGGCTAGCGTCGCGCCGCGACTACGGGTGGCTCATGGATTCATGGATGCCACCCGCGGGGGAGGTCTATCCCGCGACGGAATCCGACGCCATGGGACTCCCGCCGTTTGGTCGGTCGGTCGTGATCCTGGCGTCCGCGATTGCGGGGACCCCGTGGCATGCGCGGACGTGGGACCCGGACGTGGGCATTTGGCAACGGGTCCCGGACCAACCCGCGGTCCTGACCGACCCTTACCCGGACTCGTCGCCGTGGGCTTACCGATGGGCGGCGACGGAGGACGGCATCCTCTACGGAAATCACTTTGCCCTCATGGGGGACGTGGATTTCCGCACCAACCGTCCCGGGTGGCTCGTGCCCGTCGCCGCGGACGTCGTGTGGATCGGTCAGGACCCGACCAACCCGGGTGACTATTGGTGGGTCATCGGCGGTCAGACGTTCACCCGTGACGAGGTCTTGCACGTCCCGTATGGCGCGAGGTCCGGGGAGGTCTTGGGTCGCGGCGTCCTGTCGCAGTACGGCGCGTGGCTTGGTGGTCCGGTCGCGGCGGAGCATCACGCGGGCTCCTACTTTGCGGGCGGCGCGTTGCCTCCCGCCGTGCTCCAATCGCCAACCCAAATCACGCAGACCCAAGCCGATGAGCTCAAGACGAAATGGCAAGCGTTGACCGTGACGCGGGAGCCCATGGTCTTACCGCAGGGCTACACGTTGACGCCCGTGGTGAGCAACGCGGAGCAAGCCCAACTTGTGGAGTCGCGCACGTGGGACGCAACGATGGTCTCCCAAATCGTGGGCGTCCCGTATTGGATGCTCGGGTTGCAAGGTCCGTCCATGACGTACCTCAACGTTGAGGGCTCTGACATTGCGTTTGTCCGCGACTACGCGGACCGATGGGCGCAACCGTTGTCCGCCGCGTTCACCAAGTGGCTCACGCCGCGCGGGACGGACGTGACGTGGGATTGGACGTCGCGGATGAGGTCCGATAGCGCGTCAACGGCCAACGTCCTCAAGACCCTCAAGGACGCGGGAATCATCACGGAGGACGAGGCGCGCGCCGTGATCGGACGCCCGCCTCTCGCCCAAGCAACGAACACAGGGACGACCCCGGAGGGCGTCCCGGAGTTGACCCCGGAGAGTGTGCAATGACGGAACTCGTGATTGAGCGCGCCGCGCAAGCCCTAGAGCCCGTGGGCGACGGGTGGACCGTCTACGGTCGCGCCGTCCCCTACGGGGTAGAGCAACGGGTGAGCGACGACGGGCGGACGTTTTACGTCGAAGAGTTTGCCCACGGTGCGTACTCCCGCGACGTCGCCAAGGGCGGGCGTTGGGTCAACCTCATGGTCGGTCACGCGGGCGACGACGGCGACCGCTACCTAGGGCGTTGCGTGGAGTTGACGGAGCAACCTGACGGCGCTTACGCCGCGTTCCGTCTCGACCGTTCCCACCCGTTGGCGGAAGCCGCGAGGTCCGGGGAGCTCACGGGTTGGTCCGTGTCGGCGCACGTCTACCGGACCCGGGCCATCATGCGCGGCGGGCGGGAGGTCTTGGTCCGCGAGGTCTGCGGGCTCCGCCACGTTGCGGCGACGCCCGTACCGCAGTACGCGGGCGCGGGCGTCCTCGTGGCCCGCCATCACGAGATGGTGACGCAGGTTAGCCGGCCACGTCTCGACGCGTGGCGCGCAAAGGGTTACGGTGCGAGCAAGAGTCCAGAACACGAGCCGCCACCCGGGCTAGCCGCCACCCGTCCGTAGAGACGCCACCCGGCACGAAGAGACCCGCCACCCGGTCACAAAGGACGATCCATCCTTGTGACCCCGGAGGCTTACGGTGCCCTCGTATCTCGACCGTCTCAACGCGGAGTTTGACCAAATCACGGACGGCGTCAACGCGGTCCTTGAGCGCGCGGCCAATGAGGACCGCGACGTCACGGACGACGAGCAAGCCTCAATCGACCGGGACGACGCGCGCCGCCAGGAGCTCACCCGCAGCATTGAGCACTACACAGAGGTAGAGGAACGGTCCGGACGCGTCGCCGTGCTCCGCGGTCGTGTCGCCACCCTGCCGCGTCAGACGACGACGACGCAGGTAACGGAGCCCGCGTATGACATTTCGCGGGACTTCCCGACGCCCGCGCATTGGGCCATCGCGGTCCATCGGTCCATGACGATGAGGGACCCGGAGGCTATCGCCGCCATTGAGCGCGCGACCGCGCACCAGATGATTGCGGACAACCCGGGTCTCGTCCCGCGCCCGATCCTTGGTCCGGTCCTCAACCTCTTCGACTCCACGCGTCCTTTCATCTCGTCGATTTCCAACCGTCCACTCCCCGTGGGCGCGTTCGATCGTCCGACGATTTCGCAGCACGTCGCCATCGGCAAGCAGGCGGTCGAGAAAGACCTCACGGCGTCACAGAAAATGGTCATCGGGAAGATTCCCGTAGCCGCTGCGACGTACGCGGGCCACCTCAATATCTCGCGGCAGGACGTGAAGTGGACGTCACCCGGCATCCTCCAAATCGTCTTTGACGATTTCGTCGCGGTCTACGCGGCGCAGACGGATGCCGACGCATGCACGCAGTTTCTTGCGTCCATCGCGCAGACGACCGCGGGTGGCGACACGTTCGCCCAAATCATGGCGAACTTTTACGCCGCCGCCGCCGGCTTGCTCGCCAACGGTAAGTCCCTCCCGGACACGTTGTGGGTTGCGCCCAACGTGTGGGGACAGTTGGGCGGCATGACGACCGTGCAGGGTGGCGCGGCGTTCCCGTCGCTCACCCTGACCGGTACGAGCGGTAACCCGCTCGGGCTCCGCCTCGTCGTGGACCCGCATTTCCCCGCGGACACGGCGGTCATGGGCGCGTCACGTTTCGCGGAATGGTACGAGGACGTAGACGGACTCTTGCAGGTGCAGGAGCCCGACGTCCTCGGTCAGCTCGTGGGCTACGCGGGTTACGGCGCATTCTGCAACGTCAACCCTCTTGCGTTCACCAAACTCACGGGTATTGGCACCATCACCCTTGAGGCGCAGAGCGAGGGCGGCGGCGGCGGTACGGCGACGCAGACCAAGACCGCCCGCCGATGACCCAAGCGCCAACGTTGGGCGAGGTCCGGGCGTGGCTCCAACTCCCCGCGACCGCACTAGACGACACGCAACTAGGACACGTCCTGGCGGCGGAGGTCGCGCTCGTGGCGGAATGGTGCCGCGTCCCGGACGACGCCAACGCCTACCCGGAGCCGTTGTACCAATCGGTCCTCCGTAGGTGCGGGCGGGAGTGCGCCGCGCGTGGCGTTCCCCTTGGTCTCATCGGCGTTGACGCGGAGTTTGGGTCCCAAGTCCTGCGCCGTTGGGACGGAGAGATTGAGCGGCTTGAGTTGCCCTACGTGACGCAGGTAATGGCATGAGCCCGACCCGCGCCGCGATTGTGGATGCACTCAAGACCGTTGGGGCTCTCTCCGTCTCAACGGCTCCGCCCGCCGTCATCGTGGCGGGCTCCGCGTGGCCCGTGTGGGCGGCGTCAACGTTTCGGAACGCGTGCGCCACGGACGAGACATGGCTCGTGTTCGTCGCCCTCCCCAACGGCTCCCCGCAGGTCCCTACGGACGCGGGAGATGAGCTCATTGGTGACGTCGCTATGGCGCTAGCGACGGTCGGGAAAGTGGACCGCGTGGAGCCGTGGGCGTGGCCCGTGGACCAAGCCCAATCCGCGGTCCCTGTCCTGCGTTTCTCCATCTCTGCTACCGGAGGTTTCTAATGCCCGTCAAGGTCGCGCGATTTGGACCGGGGACCCTCAAGTTGGGAGTGGCTCCGGGGACGGATTTCTCCTGTCAGGTCGAGTCCATGGGTCTCAACGTCAACAAGGACGAGGGCGACGCGCTCACGGTCCTCTGCGGGGACTCCGTCCCGGGTGGCATCACGTACACCTACGTCCTCGCGGGGACCGTCCTCCAAGACCTCATCACGTCGGGACTCTCGGAATACTCGTGGACCAACGCCGGTAAGCCCGTGGCGTTTGACTTCACGCCGTTGACCGGGGCGACCGGGCAAAAGGTCACGGGGACCGTCGTGATGGACCCAATCTCCATCGGCACGAGTGACGGCTCGTTTGGCGACGTGATGACCGCGGACGTGGAGTGGAGTTGCGTCGGCAAGCCCACCGTTACGTGGGCGTCGGTCCTGCCAGCGGGCATGAGCGAGCCCAACCCGCCCGCCCTTGAGGACGAGACCGAGACCACACAGGAGCCCGTGTCGGCATGAGTAACGACGGCGCGACCGTGGAGGTAGACGGCGGGCGGGAACTCGCCGCCTGTCTGGCCGCCGAGCACCACCCAGCTGCACCCCTTGATCCTGGGCAGCACCTCGTCCGCCACCCGGGCCGGCGTCAGCGCGGCCGCCAGGCTGCGGATCTCCTGGCTGGTGCCGGTGCCGTCGTGCACGAGGCGGGAGTCGACCGGCGGCTCGATGACGAAGGTGACCGGCTCCGCTCCGACGGCGCGCAGGGCCCGCTCGGCGAACACGGGCGTCCCT